TTAAAGATTAATACAGAACCTCATATAGAATACGAACTTAGAGACCACTTTAAGTTTGAGGTTCCTAATGCAAAATTTATGCCACAGTATCGTGGAAGGAATTGGAACGGAGAGATTCACCTTTACGATATGCGGTCTAAGCAGATCTATGTTGGTCTGTTAGATAAGATTGTATCTTTCTGTGAGAACTACGGATATAGTTATAAGTTTGAAGATAATAAATTTTATGGAGCTCCCTATGAAGAAAATAATCATATTTCCTTAGAAGGTGTTAAGGATTATATGAATTCCATTTGTGTTCATACTCCCAGGAAATACCAAGTTGAGGGAGTATACGGTGCCCTAAAGCATAATAGAAAGTTATTGATAAGCCCCACTGCCTCTGGCAAATCGTTGATGATTTATTCTCTTGTGAGATACTATGTAGCGCAAGGTAAAAAAATTCTTCTAGTTGTTCCGACGACATCTCTTGTAGAACAGATGTATAAAGACTTTCTTGATTATGGTTGGGATGCTGATTCATATTGTCACCGTATATATTCTGGTAAGGAAAAAA